TTCTCAGCTACCAGTTCATCAGCTCCCGCTGCTGCTCTGTTTAAATCTATATCGAAGAGTTCTTCTACCTCTTCCATACTAATCTCTACTCCTTCTGCATATCTTTCTCTTTCATGCGGAAGTATAAGGTGGCCTATGGCAATAGTTGCCTTGCCTAGTGTGTCTAAATACATAGTCGTACGTACGCCTTCATGGTGACGTACTTGGTCTTTTAGTGAATCTGTTATTTCAATCATATGTCGTAACTTTTATTTATAGTCAATATTCCTGCAGGTTTCAACATATTAGCGTCCATCAGATTAGGTATGCCACCTCTATCCTGTGGCATGGGGTCAAAAAAACCTTGTATAAAGGGATCAGGGTCTCTTGGATAAACCTCTCTGGGATCTATTACAGGTGTATTAAATAAAAAGTCCTGCATTTTCATGCCTGGACCAGGAAAATCTTGCGCACCACTGTCAAATGAAGGCTCACTAGATATTGGTTTATCTGGTACAGGTATCGGAAAAGGATTTGGTCTAGGTTGTGTGATTACATTTGGCTCACTAGGTATTACTTTTTCTTCCTCTCGTAAAGAAAATTGTGCTGGAGGACCCTCAGCTAATAATTTTTCAGCAGGATCACCACCCTCTTTCATATTAATTGGAACTACTCTTACTGATCCTACACCACCATCAAGTTTCATTATAATGTCCCTATGCCTCTGTTTAACATCTGTGTAGCAAGTGCGTCATCTAATGTGCCTAACGCTAATTGATTTCTAACATTAGCCTGCATAGGCACTTGCATATTCGGTTGTAGTGATACATCAGGTCTAGGTGTAGATCCTAAATTGGCATCAAATTGAGGTTGTAATCTATCTTCTATCTGTTCTTTTATTTGTGCCTCTTCACCTGTCAGATATCCACGTGGTCCAAACATTCTACTCATCATTTCTAGTTGTTGATTTCTTGCAGGTTTTGCTTCTACCTGTGATTGCGGTTGTCTCATCAAGCTTAATATAGACTGTTCGACCTCATTTACAAAATCCAATTGATCAAGATCAGCCTCTGTAGGCAGTGTCGTATTAGCCCAATCTAATAAAATTTGTTTGTTTTTTTCTGATATTGTAAATGGTGCAAGACTTTCTTTTGTGTCACCAGGTTTACCAACAACTCTAGCTACACCTGCTCTCTTTGCTACATCCAATCCTGTATCAGCTAAAACTTCTGAGAAAGATTTTAAAACTTTTGGATCTGTTAAAATACTAGAACCATATCTTAAAAGTAAAGGCACCATCAATACAGGTAAGCCAAAACCTGCTGCTGTAGCTCCTGCTTGGACACCTCCAAACAATAATAAACTTTTAAATCCTCCTAATGTTACACGTCTTTGCACAAAGGATGATGGGTCTGTGACTGTGAAGCTACCTGACTTTTCTGCTATGTCTAAGAATCTTTCTATATCTTTTATCTTTGTCCCTGTGCCCTCTAAAGCAACTTCAAGTGCAGCTCTGCCATCTACGTCATTAAGACCTAAATTATCTGCAAACTTCTTTGGGTCAAAATCAACAGTTCTAAATCTATATACATCTGCATTATTTTTATAACCTTGTTTGTAAACTTGTTCTGGATCTAACTTTGCTAAGTTTTTATAATCGTCAAATGTTTTAGCTACAGGTAATCCTGTAAAAGCATCTTTTAAAGCCTGATCATATATTTTTCTAATGATTTGTTTCTTACCCGCATTTGGTGCCATCGACATAACTGTTTGTTCTACTTCAATTTGTTTACCAAAGTTAGGGTTTGGACTACCGTCAGGCAAGTTAGCATTGTTATCTAATTCTTTAACCATGACTTTGACTGGTACACCCTCTTTCATACCTGCTTTTCTCCAAGCTTTAAGATTCGCATTAGGTGTTTTAGCTAGTCTCATTAAAGCTCCCATTAGGTCAGCGTCGTTCTTTGCCATAGGTAAAAGAGAATCTAACATTTGTTTTGGTGACAAGACTCCTTCACTTATGCTTTGTGGACCTGGTGAGAAAATTTGTGCATTAACTAACTTATATTGATTTGCTACAGGTCCTTTGTACTTAGGCATTACTCCAGATAGATATGCGTTTGCTCTTGTTAATTTTTCCATAGCAGTATCAAAAATAACTTTATCAACACCATCAATGTTAATTAACTTATTGCCGTCTTGCTCTAAGGCTAATCTAAGTTGTGATATTCTAGCTCCCTCTTCTACAGGCACTGCACCTTTACCCTCCACTTTGAAGTTAGCTTGAAAGTCTGATAATAATTTTTGTAGGGTTCTGTATTGTTGAATTGTAACTCCATCTGGATCTAACTTACTTAATGTTTGATAAAATTCTGTGAAAGCTTTCATTGAACCATCACCAGGAAATCTAAAGCCATACCCTTGTGTGCCCGGCTTTGCAGAAACTAAAACATCTTGAAACTCATCAGCTAATCTTTTTACTGTGTCTAATTTTATTACTCTTTTACCATCTAATTTCTCTGCGTATTTACCAAAGGATTTATATAAAGCATCAGAAACAAGCATGGTGTCTTTGTATTCTGATCTCGCTAATTGCATCATGTCACCACCAAGAGATGCCATTGTTTGCAGTGGTGCAAAATTATCTAAAGCGTTACTAAAATATTTTCTGATACCTTCTTGTGTACCTTCACCTGCGCGTCTAAATGGTGTACCAACATATGGAAACACACCTAAAACTTTTGAGTAACCTTTCCAAAAAGCACTATTAGTAGCTTGTATTATGCCAAGTGGCATACCGTAAGTTTCCGCAACCTCTAACATTTTTTTATATTCAGGATTTTTATTATCTAATCCAAATAGTATTCTACCCACAGCAGGTTTAAAATTTTTGATTATTGGTCCGAGGCTCATGGCTCCTCCACTAAATGCTAAGTTTAAATAAGCATCTTTTAAAAACTTTGCGTTTTGTAACTCTTGATCCTCTAAAGGTAAGTCATTTAAATGTCTTAATAGTTGATTTGTTAATTCATAAATTTGTCCACCGGCAGTTGCACCTAATGCATCTGCTCCTAAAATACTTGCTGCTGCTGCACCTGTACCCATGGTTGGTGCTGTTAAAAGTCCTGCACCTGCCATAAATCCAAGGGATCCTATAATCTCAGCGGAGGGTTTGGACACGAGTTGATCAGGTATGGCTCTATCAAGTAGACCACCTACGTAAGGTATTTTATTTAAGGCTTCATTGGCTTGTTTAAAATAGTAATTGGCAGGATCTTTTATCAAAGCCATTCTTTGATTCGTGTCTGCAATCTTTTGAGCTAAAACAGAATAATATTGTTTAGACTGAGTTTGTGGGTCGTAAGGTATGTCTGATAAAATATTTGCTTGTTCAACACCTTTAAGTTTGTTTAGTTCAGCTATAAGGGCTTCTGTGCTTGCACTATCTTCTATACCGTAAAACTTTTTTACTTTAGCTATATCATTAGCCGTAGGGTTAGTAGGGTTTTCAAAAAAGAACTCTGCTTGATTTGGAGTTCCTTTTAAAATCGTAACCTTATTAGGGGGCTGTGGAGGCATTAGTTACCACTCCCTAATAAATCTTCAGGCTCAAGATTTATTTCAAAATTATCTTCGTCGTCTGTAACAGCAGACTCTACAGATTGTGATGAATCAGGAGCTGGAGGTGTAGGAATGTCTGCGTCCTCTCCTAAGAATTGTTTGAATTTTGTAACTTGATCTCCATACTTTACATCGTCAAATATATTTTTGCCCTGACCGTATTTACCAGCCTCAAATATATCTACTTGTCCTTTTCTTAAGAATCTTAAGATCTCTTCTAATTGTGATCTTACGAAGTCAGGTGATTTTAAGCCTTGTAAGTTTACAAGATCAGATGCTCTTCTAATATCATCAACGTTCAAACGACCGGTTGGCTTCAAAGATCTTGCAAGTGCATAGATAATTAAGTTCTCTTGCACTTTCAATCTGGCATAACTACCATCATACCCTAAAGATGTATAGGTTGTAGGATTATAAAAATCATCAATTGTAACAAACTTTTTTACAGTTTTAGTATTACCTAAATTAAATGGTAATTTGCTATCTCTTGGTGCTTGAAAATTTACTTCTCTGACTAATTCTTCTTCACCCTCTGGTAGCTGATAAAACACTTTATCT